GGCGCTGACACGCACCGGCTTGATCCTGTCGATTCCATCAGCCAGATTGTTGGCGCCTGTCGCCGCTTTATCTAATGGCCCCACCATCCCGCTGACTGCAGTTGCAGCTGGATTTGCGACGCCTGGAACTTTTGCGATTGAACCGACGGCTTTATCGGTATTCTCATAGGCAGGCAGAGCATCTTCCCCCAACCCTTTCATGCCCTCGGCAAAAGTTGTTATACCTGGCGCTGCCTGACTGATAGAACCGACCAAATCCTGAACATTAGTACCCGCCGCAGCGGTTTGCATAGATTGGAGTTCTTTGTCGAGATTTTCTCTATTGATTGCCTGTCCCTTTGTTGCCAAGTTTCCGGCCGCGGTAGTCAAAAGAGCAACTGAGGCAATATATGCGTCAGCGGCAGATTTTGATTCTATCATTCCATCTGCATTAGCTCCGAATTGTGTTTTTAGCTCACCAGTTATTGAAGCTAATACATAATCCGTCTCGCTCAACACGCCCATTGCTCGTGCCAAATCAAGAGCCGATTGACCTGTCACGGCACTCGCCGCCTGCTGGTAGATCATCTGCGCGGTGGCTTCCTGCATCGCCGCCGCTGCGGCCGCCTGCTGGGTCTGGTTCTCCGCCAACTTCGCATTCAGCTCCATCACCTTGGTCGAGCTTGCCCCCCACCCGATCGTTGCCTGTTCGATCTGCGCGGTTAAGTTGGCTTGCTCTGGAATTAGACTTGCCATCGTTTCAGAATATGACGCCATCGCCTCCTGGATCGTGCCCTGCAAGCCCGCCGCCAGCGCGTCGGCTGCCGTGGCGGCCGCCAGTTCGCTTTGTGCAAGCTCAGAAACTGACGCATTTGCAGCGTCTGCGCCTGCTTTCATATCTCTGAAATTCAACTGAGGAAGCGATCCCGCCAGGTCTTCAGCACTGACCTTAGTAGAATCCATCGCCGCCTTGATATTTCCCATCGCTATTGCATCAGCGTTCGCCGCTGCGCTCGAATCCCATAAACTCCTTGCATATTGATCGATCGCAATCCCCGTTGCCCCGACCGTTGCGCGCAAGGGCCCCATTGCCTTTTGCTGTTCGCCAGTGATGTCAACCGACATTCCAGCGGCGGCCGCCGCTTTTTTAACCGCGTCGGCATATTCCTGGTAAGAGCTGGCTGTTTTTAGGATCTCGTCAATTTGAGTTCTTAGGTCGGCAGCCTGATCTTTTCCAACAGTAAGAAGGGCTGTTAAAGCCACAGCCGCCGTGGCAATTGCTGGAGCAAAAACTGCCTTTGCCGCATTTCCCGCATCCGTCAGCGCCACATTCATCCGGTCGATGCTATCGGCCGCCTGGTCGTTGACGCCCGCCGCCTGCGCCACCACCGTGGCGCCCTTCTCCAGCACCGCATTCAACAGCGCCTGTTGCTGTTGCTCCTTAGTCAGCGCCGCACCGGCTTTGTCGATCGCCGCGCCGTACTCCCCGTACACCTCGCTGGTCTTGACCGCGATGCCGATCTGCGCCAGGCTGGTGGCTCTGCCGCTCTGGATCGCCGCCGTGATCTTGGCGAACATATCCGCCGCCGTGCCCAGCTGCGGGTTCATATCGCTGGCCGCGTTGGCGATCGCCCACAGCTGCGGGATATTTTCCGCCAGCGCCTTTTGCAGCTCGCCTTCGGTGCCGGTCAAGAGCTTGTTGGTGTTCGCCATCAGCTCCAGCTCGCTGACCGTGCCTTGCGTGGCGGCCTGCATCTCTCCTAGAATGCCAGGCGCCGCATCGACGCTCCCCATCAGCTGATCGAAGACCGAGCGGATCTGCAATATCTGCGCGCCCTCCGCCCCGAAATCGAAGACCTGCTTCATCGTCAGCGCCGTCGCCGTTACCGCAGCGATGGCGATGCCGATCGCCCCGGCCGCCGTGCTTACCGCGCCCGCCAGGCCGCTCGCCCCGCCCCCCGCCTCTTCCAGGCTGCCCTTGAAGCCCTTCAGGTTCGCTTCGGCGTCTTTCGTTTCCGCGGTTACTTCAGCGTAAAGGCTCGCGACTTTTTCAGCCATTCTTTACCTGTGCTTTCGCCCTACCGTCTTCGACCTGGAAGTATTCCTCCAGATCCTGCATACTCAGCGAGTCTATCTCCGGCAGCGTCCAGCCGAACTGCTGCGCCAGATCGAAGCGCAGATGCTCCCATGCTCTACCTCCGCCATGTTTCAGGCTGAGATAGACTCGCTTGGAGAGTTTGGGTCAGCTAGCGGGCTCCGGGCCTGTTCGAAGAAAAGCTCAGTCAGCTTGCGCCAGGTCGGATAAGGCAGCGTCTGGTACTCTTCCAGCGTCATGTCAAAGACGCGGCATAATACCTTATCTTCCTCTTCCGGCTTCTGGTTCTTGTCGAACAGCGCCCGGTATTCCCGCAATGAAATCTTGGTCAGATCGACGGTGATTATCCTGCCGTCCTCCAGCGTCAGGTTAGCCATCTTTACCAAACACCCATGGTTTCAGCCGCGGTTTGCTGGAACCCGACGCTGAACTCGACTATATCATTGTAAGGCACGTTGAATGCCGGACCCTTGCAGATGGCCGGGATGGTGATCTTCGGCTTAGTGGTTGCCGAGCCTTCCACGCCCACCAGCAGCGTGCCGGTGTTCTGCCGGGCGCAGGCTGTGATCAACAGCGTCCCGGCGGCTTGCATCACGGCTGAGAATTTGATGTCGCCGCCCTCGCCGATCCCGCCGATATATTCCCGGAACGAATCGCTCCCGGCGGTGCTTTCGATCAGGCTCAGCGACGGCTCATAGCTGAACTCTCTGAAATCGCCGTGCAAGGCGATCGTCCCGCCGCTCCACACCCATCCCAGATATAACGAACTTCCTGAAAAAGCTGCCATTTCTATACTCCTTTTTTAGCTACTTAATTTGATGATCAAGCTGAAAGCCTGATCCGATACATCCCGCCCGCCATATATAGCTTTTTTCCGTTGGGCAGGTTTTCAACGAGAGCCATATCCTGCTCTCGCACCAACCAAAAGTTTGTCCAGCCCGCCATGCTGAGCGCCTTTTTGTGCAGCAGCGCGTGCGCCTGGGCGTCGATGCTGCCCGCGGTCGCCGCATTCGGGCTGTAACCCCTGACGAAATAGATCCCGTTCCACATATCACGCGGCTCGATCGCTTCATACCCGCCGCCCTGGAAATTGTAGATCAGGTAGGGCGGCGCCTTGCCGTCCGGCGCTTGCTGATAATATACCAGCGTCCCGCCCAGCAGGGTCGTCAGCGCCGTACCGCCGGAGAGCGTGCTGTAGATCGCCGCGTTCAAAACATTGAAGACGCTCATTTGAAGAAGTCCTTCCACATCGCGTTGTACTGCGCTCGCACCGCCTCCACCGCTGGCACCATGAATGGGTTCTGGATAAATGCGCCGCTCAGCCAATGAACGAAACCCAGCTCCTGGTAGATCGCATATTCGGGACCTGCTTCGACCCAATACACCAACCGGCTGATTTCTTTCGGCATGATTGTTGTTCGTAGATACCCAGTTTCCCACGGTGCATATGTCACGGCGTTTCCCTGTACCGCGAACGCGCCCGATCTTACGATCCGGTTCGCTCGCTCCGGCGCCGCCCGGATCAGCGCATCCAGCTTGGCGGTATCCAGTTTCACTTTAGTCATTCTCTGCTCTTCTTTTTTTTCCTAAAAATGTACTTCTCTGTGTACTCTGTGTCTCTGTGGTTTGCTCTTAAAGCTTTCCCAGCGTGGCACGCACGCAGCCGCTCCAGCTCTTGCCGCTGTCCACCGCCTGCACATTGAACGTCCCGCCGCTGTTAGCACCGCTTCCTGCGGTGACTACCACCACCCGCTGCTCGGTGCTGATCGACGTGCCGTGCGGCAGAGTCAGCATCCAGTACGTGAACGGCGTGATCGCCCCGGCCTCCAGGGCTTCCTGGCCGCGCCCTTGCTGCGCCGCATCCAGACGGCACTTGACGTTGGCGGTCGCCGTGCCCCACGTTTCGGTGAAGCCGCCCTGCGCGTCGCTGACCGCTGTCAGGCTCAGGATCGTGCAGGTGTCCGGCATCAGCCGCTCGATGTCCGTGCGTATTCTCGCCAGCTCAGCGCTAGTCAGCATCTTGCGTCCTCCAATCCATCCCCGGCGTGCAGTCGCTGCGCCACATCTCGACCACGTTCATCTCCGCCGAGCGCTGCTCGTAGTAATCCGCCATGTCCAGGCAGTGCTTGTAGATATTGCTGCGGTCCACCCGCATATTGTCGGTCGTGAAGTTGAAATCGGCCGCATAATAGCTGGCCTTCTGCCGCCAGATGTCCGCCGCCGACCGGTTCAGGTCGAACGATCTGCCGTACAGGAAATACGTGCTGCCGCCGGTGTTGGCTGCAAAGCTCGCCACGCCGCGCGCATAATCCATCGTGTACAGCGCCGTGCCCACCGCAGATCCGGCCGCCGTCTCCAGATAAAAGATCGTCGTTCCGCCGGTAGTTTTCTCCAGGTGCTCGATCCCGGAATAGTAATCTTTCCACTGCACCGTGCCGCCGTTGTAGCTTTCCACCGGCTGCATGGGCGCTCGGAAGCGATCACGGCGGTTCTGGTCCAGCACTTCCTGGAGCTGGATGTCGGTCCAGAACGGGCGCCCGCCCACCGCATAATCATCGCTGCCCACATTTGCCATGCCGCGCAGCTTCGCCAGGATGTCCACCAGCCCGCTGCGCGCCGTGTCCCACTCCACCGGGATGATCAGCCTAGCGACCGACTTGTCGGCGTTCGATAGCGTCGCCGTTACGGTCACGATGTGCCGCCCGGCTGCACTCAGCGGACCCACCGTCACCGGCAGGATGTCGCCGGTCATCACCGCGCCGACCGTGGGCGTGGTAGCCGCTCCGCTGGGCGGCGTGTGCACCGCCGTCCCGCTGCTGACCGTTATGCCGGTCGGCAGGTCGGCTGTGAAGTCCACATAATGCGTGCGCACTTCCGTGGTAGATTGGACGATCGTTACCAGCTCAGTTGCCATAATTATCCTTTCACCGCCAGGTTGTCCCTGGTGTTGACATATACCGTTTCTCGCTCGTCGATCGCCAGACTTTCCGGTGCGTCAATATACACCGTTGCATACTCGCCGATCGCCAGACTATCCGGTGCATTGACATACAACACCGTCCGGTTGCCAGCGCCGGTGCCTGGGATCATCAGCGTGACATTATCCGCAAGCTGCGCATGGCTGGTATCAGCGACCACCAATTTATTATGCTGGGTCAGCGTCACGCTGTCGGCTGAATGAGTGTGGCGGCATTCCGCCACCGTCAACGTAAATATTGCCGGTCCATGCGCCGTCAGCGTCACATTATCGGCGGTGTGCGCCTGGCTGGTTTCGGCGACCGCCAATTTATTGTGCTGCTTCAGCGCGGGTGATTCTGCCGCGTGCGCATGGCTGCATTCCGCCACCGTCAACCCCACTGCGCTTGGAGGATGGTATGTTACGGTTACATTTTCAGCCCCGTGCGCATGGCTGGTCTCAGCGACCACCAGCTTGTTGTGCTGTATGAGCGCTTTCGATTCTGCCGAATGGCTGTGGCTGGCTTCTGCCACCGTCAAATTCACTGCGCCGGGAGGATGGTACGTTACGATCACATTATCGGCGGCGTGCGCATGGCTGGTCTCAGCGACCACCAGTTTATTGTGCTGGGTCAGCGTCACGTTGTCGGCCGTGTGGCTGTGATCGGTTTGCTGGACGGTGAGCTGAGTCGTAGGCGCATGGGCGGTCACGACCACCGCATCAGCCGCCTGGCTGTGCGCCGCTTCTTGCGCCGCCAACCGGTTGTGCTGGATTAATGCTATTGCCTCAGCCGTATGAGCGTGGCTGGTCTCGGCGACCACCAATTTATTGTGCTGGGTCAGCGTCACGTTGTCGGCGGTGTGGCTGTGATCGGTTTGCTGGACGGTGAGCTGAGTTGTAGGCGCGTGGGCGGTCACGACCACCGCATCAGCCGCCTGACTGTGCGCCGCTTCTTGCGCCGTCAATCGGTTGTGCTGGACCAGCGCTTTGGTTTCTGCCGAATGAGCGTGTGTTGCATCCTGAACTATGAGTCCAAAATGCTGCACCAGCGTCGGAGCATCCGATGAGACAGCATGGCTGGTTTCTGCGACGGTCAGGACCGGATTGACTTCCTTGAATGAGATCGACGATTTCGCTCCAGCCGTAGCTAAACTCTGGTTTTGAGATACATCGCCGGTCGCCACGCCCGGAATGCTGATTTTATAAGCGAAAGAACAGCTTTCATCCGAGCCGGAGGTATTACGGTATTGGGCGGTCAGGCCGGTCTGGCTCCAGTCAGCTCCCGTCAGGCTGCTCCAGGTAATATCGTCGATCGCTGCCCACATCGCAATCCCAACCGAGTTGGCGGCAATGGTTATCTCCGAGACAGTCACCGTATATGGCGAGCCTGGAGCTGTGACCGCGCTATTCACCAGCGCATTATCAGCCGCCCAGGTACGCTCGTTCGTGGAATGGCGGAACACTAACATCACTACGATATTATTGGTGGTAGATCCCATCGCTACCGATGGGTTGGCGCTCCAGGTCCCATTAAATGTGCACCAGAATACCCTGCGGCGGCAAGTGGTTTGGTTTGTTTGTGTCAGAGACGTCCAGGTTTGCCCGCCTGCCTCGGACATTTGCAGCGTCCCGCTTGCGGCGCGGGCCTGGGCAATCATCAGCACCAGGTCTCCAGATTGCATACTTCCCGGTGGTGTGACGGCAGTCGGGTCGGCGGTGTTGGTGCCGTTATCCGCCGGTGTACTGGCCACACCGAAGAAGATCAGTATTTTATTCCATTTCAGCGCCGGGATTGTATCTGCAGAGTGAACGTGGCTGGTTTCCGCAACCGTCAGAACCGTGCCGCCCGGTAAGGTTATATTATCCGACGTGAGACTATGATTTGCATCCGCGGCAGTTAGTTTATTGTGCTGGATCAGAGCTTTCGATTCGGCCGAATGACTATGGCTGGCTTCCTGGACCGTTAGCGTCGTCCCTGATGCGACCGTCCCGCCACCGAAATCATCTAGTTTGCCGGTTTCACTACCCGGTGAATCATAGCCATGAATAGCAATATTACCAGCCGCTGTGTAGGGCGAGGTCGAATCGGTTACTGATAATCTCTCAACCCATCCCGCTCCCTCGTCTGTATAGGCTTTGATTGTAGTGGTTGCCCCGCCAGTGACTACGATGCCGAACTTATAGCCAGCGGTCATTGTGCGCGAGGTGGATGATCCTATTGCGGTGTATGCGCCATCATCAATCACATAAATTTGTAATGTTCCGTCTTTAGACCAGTCCAGATGATACCCATCGCGTGTATTCCCTCCGGCATTGGCAAGTCGAGCTTCAATTCCCAACGATGATGAAGCGTTTGTTTGCGCTGCTGATACAGTGGCATAGGCTTCACAGTCAGGCCCATAAGTAGCCACATTGTAATAATTTCCAGATTCATAACCACCATCCGCTGCTATCAGCGCCGTATAAGATGAAATTGTAAATGGAATATCTGTAGCAAACAATTTCGTCCAACTCGCCCCCAATGCGCCATTGGCTCGGTTAAAATCATCCTTGATGGCAGTAGTCGGATAGGCCACTATATCACCTTGGCATCCACGCCGGTAATCGGCTCGCAGGATTGCAATATTCCATCTAACACAATCATCTGATTAGTAGCATTCCAACGTGGAGTTAACTTCCTTTGAGCGATAAAATTCAGTAGCGTCAGGAAATTCTTTAGCCGCCACAACGCCAGCGTATTTCCCATCACTGCATCCAATTCAGCTTGGGTATAACCCATAGCTAGTACCCTGGTCGTGATCGCATTTCGTTGCGTGGTGGTCAGGTCGCTTAACGTATCGCTCAAAACAATATGATTGGTGATGCGGTAGAAGTTGGTCGTCCCACCAATAGTGGTCAGCGTTGTAGAGGCGGCGCTCACTTTAACTACCGCGTAGCCGCCTAATACTTCGCTCTCAGCCCATTTGCCGCCATCTGCTACGATCTGTGGAGTGAAATCATCCATCGCGCAGTAGCGCATATTCGGTCGGCCAGGTCTCAGTTTATACTGACAAATGAACCATCCATAAGCCATAGCTCACTTCCTGTTAAGCCGCGTCTGCGATCTCGATATCCCAGGTCGGAATGTCCACCGTCCCGCCCGAAGTCAGTGGCTGGGCCGTGCAAGTGGTCACATACAGCAACGTGCCCGCATTGCACACACAGACGTGGCTGGCCGTCCCGGTATTCGTGATTGCGATCCCGGCTTTGGCAGTCACCGCGGCCTTGCGTCCGCTGCTGTCGCCATCGCCCACCGTGAAGTCGCCGCTCGCCACTACTGTCCCCGCCAGGTAATAGGTGGTGATCGCCTGCGCATTGGTTGTCGCCGCCGCATTGCAAACCGTCATCGTGCCTGCGTTGTTCTTGATATAGTTCAACGCCGCGTCCAGCATTGCATCGTTCTGCCATTTAGCCATCTCAAACTCCTCTCATTTCTTTCTTCTTATTTTTGAACCGTATTTCCGTTTCCAGCGTTTATACATCGCTGGCTTATTGATCCTCATCCAGGTGCGCTGCTTCGCCGATCTAAACGGCATTTGTAAACACCTCATAGGCTGGCGTCAGTTGCCCGCCATGGATCAAATCGCTGTTCATCCAATCATTACTAGCCAGGCTGTACCATTGCACCACATCGATGCAGCTATCGCGATAGTTCTCCCGCAAATATCTCAAGTAATCCGCCTGCGCATACATCAGCTCATCCGAATCTAATTGAGCCAGCACGCTGGTCTCGCTCAGTACAACCGGTTTATTGATCCGGTTCGCCACATCCAGCGCAAACTCAAACGCCGCACTGAAACTCCCGCCCATCGAAATATATTTGTGGAAGCTGATCGCATCGCATTTCAATCCGCCATCAATCGCGCCATCCAGGAACTTGAGCGAATCAGCATGCGACATCAGCGCCCCAGCGATGATCCGCACAACCGGATAAGCTTCATGCACCATCGAATAAACCGTATTCAGGCATTGCCCATATAATTTTCCAGCACGATAAAAATCATTATTGATCACCCAGGCTCCGAAGAATTCCTCCGCCCACTTCGCTGCATCTCGATCGACGTCCGGCTCGTTGAACAGCTCGATCGCATCCGGGTGATAGCGTTCGATCAGCGTCACGATGAACATCGCCAATTCTGTGTAATAATGCGCCAGCGGTGGAGACCCAACATAACCCGGCCACAACCGCGCCCATTCCGGCACACACTTGACGCCCACCGTCACGCGCTGCCCGGATAGCGCTTCGAAGTCCAGATCGTAGCCAGACCAGTCGCGCTCGCCCTTGTTCGTCTCAACATCGCGCCACTTTACGCTGATCTGGTACTGGCGGTCCGGCACAATCCACTTCGCCCGGTTTCCCACATGCCCCTCGATCTGGCATCCCAAAGGCAGCGGGGATCCTTGGCTGATAATAACCGGCAGATAGGTGTTATAAGTTTGCGTTTTCATACACCTTTACCCATCTCGCCGCCATCGCTTCCAGGCTGTGCTCCCACAGCGCGTGCTTGCGCGCCGCCATTCCCAAGCGCCCGCGCAATTCCGCATCCTGCGCCAGCTTCAAGATCGCCGCCCGCAGCTCGGCGACGTTCTGCTTTTGCACCAGCAAGCCCGTCACGCCCGGCTCGATCTGCGCCTTCGCCCCGGCGCTATCCGCCGCGATGCACGCGCACCCGCTCGCCATCGCCTCGCACAGGCACAGCCCGAACGTCTCCTCGTACCAGCTGGGGAACACGAAGATGTCGGCTTTCTTCAGCTCGCTGGCCACTTTATCCCGCGGCACGCCGCTGATCAACAGCGCCTCGTAAGGCGTCCCCGCCAGCGCTTCGCGTAGCACGTCCATCCCTTTCCACGGCGCGCCTGGCCAGGCGCAGCTGGTATAAATGCTCACTTCTCTCTTTTCCCCCTTAAAAGACTCTGTGATCTCTGTGCAATTTCCTATTGCCGCTCTGTGGTTTGCACTTGGACTGAACATTTCCACATCCACGCCCAGCTCTACCACTGCATCGCAGCGCAGCCCGTTGCGCCGGTAGATCTCCGCCGTGTAAGCGTTGCCCGCCACGATGAAGCTCCCGTTGCAGATCTCCAGATAATTCCTGCGCTCCCGTTGCGAGCAGCCTGGATCGCACTCGCCCTCCACCGCCGGGCATGATTGACCATCCCGGATCAGCATCCGCCCCTCGCACCACGGCCAGTAATCCTGGACGTGCCACACGTGCGGGATGTTATGCTTCTGCAAATAAACCGCTGGCGCCAATCCCATGTAGCAATGCAGCGTCATCAGATGGCACACGTCCGGCTGGAACTGCTCGATGGCCTGCTCCAGCGAGCCCTGCCCGCTCCACCAGGCCGATTCATGTCCTAGCTTTTTCAGCCCTTGCGCCTGGTCGCGTAGCAAGCTCTCAGCGCCCCCGCCCTCGCCCGGCCCGCGTGTGTCGCCATGAATAAACAATATTTTCATAGCGCCCTCATCATCTCTTGCCAGGCGCCCGGTACGCTCGTGTAGCAGCTTGAGCAGCCCCAATCGCACACATACGGCTGGCTCGGCGTCCGGATCCCGCCCAGGAACAGATTCCCGATCGGCTTTCGTCCGGTTGCCATCGCCACGTTGCACTGGAACACATCCCCGCCTGGATCCGCCACCCAATGATTGATCCCCGCGTTGCACATCCGCCGGATGCCGTCCAGCTCCGTGCCTTCGCGGTAGCTCTGGTACGGGATCAGGTTGCCGATCTCCACCTGCCGCTTGCCCGCCTGCGGATGGTCCACCCGGTTGATCGTCACCGGATAGACTTCTCGCAGCCGCTCGATGTTCGCATCTGCGAACTTGTTCCCCGGATGGTCGCTGACGTTCACCAGCACGCACCCGCCCGGTCGCACCCGCAAGATTTCCTCCAGGCCTTCTTCTCCCAGCGCATTGGTCGTGATCGCCCAATGGATCCCGTATGAGCTGATCCCGCGCAGAAAATACGCCAATCCTGGAAAAAGCAGCGGATCTCCGCCCGCCACGTCCACGATGCTTCCGCGTGTCACGTTATTGGTGATCCCGATCACCCATTCCTGCCAGCTGTGCTCCACCGCCTCCCGGTTGATCTGGATGTGCGGCAGCAAACAGTACGGGCATTTCAGCTGGCACTTCCACGACAGATTGATCAGGACGTGCATAATATAGCCTCCTGTTCGATCTGCCACGCCCATGGCTCGCTCGTGTAGCAGGTCGAGCACCCAAAGTCGCACACAAACGCCCGCTTCGGCTTGCGGATCTTGCCGCTGAACAGATTTCCGATCGGCTTGTTCGCCACTTGCATATCCACGCAGCAGCGGAAGATATCCCCGCCCGGATCGATCACCCAGTGGTTGATCCCCGCGTTGCATTTGCGCTCCCACCCATCCAGCGCATCGCCTTCCTTCCATGGCTGGTACTGGATCACGCCCACGTTCGCCTCGTGCTGCCCGGCCTTCGGGTGACTGGTGCGGTGGATCTGCAGCGGGAAATACTGCGCCAGGTTGACGATGTTCCAATGCGCCGCGGCGTTCCCCTGGTGGTCGCTCACGTTGATGATCACGCAGCCTGGCGGTCGTTTCTGAATTAGCCGCTCCACGCCTTCCGTCGCCAGCGCGTTGGTCGTGATCGCCCAGCCGATATGCGCCTTCCCGATTTCCGCCAGCATCAGCTCGATGCCCTCGAATAATAACGGCTCCCCGCCGCTCACGTCGATGATCGACCCGGCCGGGATGTTGTGGATAATCGCCTGCGCCCACTCCTCCCAGCCATGCTCCACCGCCTGGCGGTTGATCTTCGTGTGCGGCAGCCAGCAATATACACAGCTCAGCTGGCACGTCCAGGATGGATTGATCACCACTTTCATCATATCTCCATCCTGATCTGCAACTGCGCCTGTTTGAATTTCATGGCTTACGCTCCAGGGCGCGGCGGGCGAATAAAACGGCGTTTTGGAAAACAATATATGGCGATTCGCCTTGTTTCATATTCACAAACCTCCGCTCAATCTCTTCCAGCGCCGCCTCCAGCTCTTCAATCCGCTGCAGCTGCTCCCATATCTTCTTCGCCTCGGCTTCTTCACGGGCTTCCAGCTCTGCGATGCGCTTATAAGCTACATCAAGTTTCAGCATTTCGGAATGACCAAACTCCGTGTCCAATATTGATGTCATAGCTTATGCTCCAGAACACGATGAGTGCGGATTATTATCCGGATCAATCATCTTAAAAAATCTTTGTGCTCTCTGTGTCGATGGGATTTGCACTTGTTCTAACCTATAATCGGACACGGGCACGCCTCCGCAAACCGCCTCATCCACTTCTCGATCTGCTCCACGCTCAGCCACGGCGTCGCATTAAACACCTGCAGCATCTGCCTCCCGCCGTTCGGCGCCTCCACGTACCAGCCCTCCCGCTTCTGGATCTCCGCCAGCTCCGTCCCCGGCATCCCCGTGCACACCGTCGTCTGCCGGTAGTTGATCAGCCCTTCCTTGTACGCCTTGCGCAGCCCTTCCTCGGTGATCGCCAGGTCTTCTTCCGTCTCGGTGTAGTTGGCGATCATCGTAAATACCCCGTTCTCGATCCCGGCTTCCTTCGCCAGTCTCAGCGTGTGCCAGATGTCCTCCTGCGTGGTGTGCTTCTTGACCGCCTTCAGCACCCGCTCGCTGAAGCTCTCCACGCCCCAGAAGATCGCCCGGCAGCCCGCCCGCTTCATATCCGCCATCAGCTCCTTCGAGATATACTTTTTCGAGCAACGTCCCTGCGTCACCCAGTCCATCCCGATCCCTTCGATCCCGTTCGCGATCTCGTGCATCCAGCCTTCCGGCAGGTGCGTACCCACCAGCTCGTCATCGTAGACAAAGATATGCTGGCAGCCGCGTTTCTTCAACCCGTGCATCTCCTCGATGATCAGTTTCGTCGGTCGGTAGCGTGTCGCCCGGTGTCCGAATATGATATTACTGCAGAATATGCAGCTGTACGGACAGCCCCTGGTCCACATCGAGATCCCCGGATTGGGGCGCAGGATACTCATGTTTCCGAAATACGTCGTGATGTCCGGGCTGAAATGGTGGAAGTCTGGGATCGGGATCTGATCGATCGGCAGCGGTTTGCCCGCCTGGATCCCGGTCGCCCCCTGCTCCAATAAGCCCACGATATTCCCTTCGCATTCGCCGGTGACAACCAGGTCCGCACCCCAGTTCAGCGCTTCCTCGGGCGCATAGGTCGGGAACACCCCGCCCACCGCCACCATGCCTTTATAGCCCGCTTTCCGCACCGCCTCGACGCTCTCCTGCGCCCCGCGTGCGCTGATCGTCAGTGATGTGAAGCCCACCACGTCCGGCCAGGCTTCCGGCTGCTGGGCAAATGCCTTCTGTAGCTGGCTCGGCGTTCGGCCCAACGCCTCCAGATCTACCGTCTCGGCATAATGCCCGGCCCGGTTCAACACCGCTGCAATCGTCGGCAGCGCCAGCGTCGGCAACATCCGATACTGCGCCCCAGAATAGTGGAACACCGGTGGAATAAACAACTGCACCTTCATAACACCTACTCTCAGAACTTCACCAGCTGCAACTTCTCCGTCTCACCCAGCCGCTCGCCGATTGCTTCCAGCGTCGGCTGCCAATACTTCTCCATCACCTTATCCGCATCGTAAGCCAGCGCCCCGTCCCTGGCCCGCTTGCGATAATCCTCATTGCCTCGCATCCGGTATGCGCTCTCCAGCGCTTCCCGGATCGCCCCCGTGCGTGGGATGTATTGCCACGCCCCCAGCGGCGTCCAGAACTTATCTGCCTCTTTCAGCGGCACCTTCCACCCGCTGAAGGTCAGCTCCGTCATGCTGGTCCACTCCCCGGTGATCACCGGGCAGCCTGCCGCCTGGCTCTCCACGATCGGGATCCCGAACCCCTCGCCCATGCTCACCGCCAGCGTCACGTCGAACGCATTGTAGATCGCGTTCATATAGGCTTCGTCATAGCCCAGCATCCCCTGGTATTGATCGCAAAATAGCACGTCCAGCTCCGCCGGGTCCGAGCTGCCCACCAGTCCCCACTTCAACCCGTTCAGGTCGCAGAACTCCGCCAAGTTCATCCCCTGGTTCTCGCCGTGCATCCCCAGCACCGTGTGGCAGTACAACAGAGCCTCCGGGTGCCCGTTCTTCTTGAACTCTCCGAACGCTCCCAGGTTCTGCGCCCAGCTCTTCCGGGCCGGAACGCCCTTGTTCGCCGCCACGATCCCCACCAGGTACAATGACGGGTCAATCCCCAGCGCTTTTCGCACCTCCAGCCGCTCCACCGGCGCAAAAGCCTTCGTATCCACGCCGTGCGGCACATAATAACAATCCAACCCGGCTTCCTTCACCCGCTCTTCCGCGTGCCTGCTGTACACGATCCGGGCATACGCCGTCTGGACCGCATTCTTGACCGGCGGTGGCAATGGGTCGTGATCCACCGGGAACCATGGCACCCAGCGCGTCCCCGCCATGATCAGCGCCGGGTTAACCACCCAGGCGTCCATCAGCGTGATCAGGATATCCGCATGGAAATGCGCCGCGTGCGCGCTCATCACATCCAGCCCGAACCCGTCATACCCTCTCGGATAAACCTTGATCCCGTTCCAGTTCAGCACGCCGCCTTCCAACCCGTAGAACGCCGTCACCGCCACCTCGTGCCCCAGCTTCTGAATCCGCGGCGCGAATAGCAGCGTCTGGTTCCCGTACCCCGTCCGCGCCCATGGCGCATTACTCATCCAGCTAATCTTCATCGCACCCTCCGTGCGTCTTCTCTACACCACAAAAACTCTGTGTTCTCTGTGTCTCTGTGGTTTGCACTAAACATCCCTCCAAAAGAGCCGGGCAGGGTTGGAGGGTAGCCTTTTCGATCAAGTAGCGACCTATCCCGGCTCATCAAATCACTTGCCTACTACATACGAGAAACTGACGATCGAGATCGCCCCGGTGCTGCCCACATTGGCCTCTTTCAGCCCAATGTAGTGGGTCGGCTCCACGAACACCGTGGTCACAGCTCCCATCGCCTGCGGCACCCCTGCCACATACACGATCGACCCGCCGCTCACGATCGTCCCGCTTACCGCCGTCCCCGCCGTCCCCAGGTCCACCAGGTACAGGCTCGAAGTCCCTGCGCTCTCCTGCACGAACTCCGCCCCTAAAATCGTGATCCCGCCGCCCGCTGTCGGCACCTTGCAGAACGGGCGGAAGTCATTGGTCAGCGCGCCGACGTTGCAGCTTACGATATGCACATCAAAAGTGTTAGCCATTTCTTTATCTCCTTAAGCGCTCGGCGCTGTTGCATCGGCGTAGATATAGACGCCCCGTTTCGGGCGCCAGATGCCGTGTGCGTAGATCGCGCTCATGTTGAACTCGACCCCGCGTCGGCTCTCGTCCCGCTCCGGGCGTATCCGGATAGACCGGCGCCAGTCGATTGCGATCGCATCGCGTGGGAACACCCCGCCCTTGAAGTCGTCGGCGCTGTCCGGGTCGGCGAACACCTGGTAGATCGGTACGCCATAGAAGGTGAAGGCCTGCGTCATGCCCTGGCGCGTCACCTGGTCCGCCACACCGGTCGCAGCGACCGTGGTAGCCCCAGCCACGCTGGCCGACTTCGCCAGCAGTGCCGCCTGGTACACGTGCAGCACGCACGCCAGCGGGATCTGGTTGCTCTTGTTGGCGTTGCGTGCCCGTGAGATAGCGGCCGCCACGTGACCCCAGGTTAAGGTCGTCCCTGCCGAGCCGATCGTCCCGCCCGTCAGGCTGGCGATATCGGTGATCAGGTCGGTCTCGACCTTGTCCAGCGCAGCGTATCCCAGCTCCAGTGCCGCATCCCGCAGGATGTTCTCTGGCGCTTCGCTCTCCGCCCGTGCATCGGTCACGAAGAACTGCAGACCGATTTCCGCCGGTGTCAAGGTCTGGTCCGCCGAAGGTGTGAACGCATCGCTGGTCAGATCATCGTCGTCGCCGATCGCCTTCGCCGTCCCGCTGTTGTA